ACTATGCCCATAACTTCCATTTTTACGTCTGGTATTAGCTACTTTAATTCCACGCTCTTTAAGTTTATCTGGATTATTTTTCCAATATTCTTTCCGTTTAATCATACATTGTTCTGACATTTTTCTACCCAAACCTGCTTCTCTAATCTTTTCAATAGCTTCAGGAGTATGTTTGTATTTTCTATTTAATTCACTAAAATATTGTTTAAGTTCGTCGGTCATTGGGCGATAATTTGAATGACCGCTTCCTCCCGACTTCAAATTATAACAACGATCATCTGAAATCATCTCCATTTTAATGATATCTGCTTCAAAATTAAACGCCTCTTCTCTGGATTCAAACATTTGAATTATCTCCTTCTTAAATGATTTTCTTCCGTATTTTTTAATAGCAGTTTTTAATATTTTTCCGGAGCCAATATATTTATCGTCAATTTTATTTGTAGAATGAACACCATAATAAAATTTTTCATTTATCATGTTGATAGTTTTATAAACATAATGATACTTTTTGTTTGCCATTAGATTTTTCCCTTTATATATCAATTGTTCTAACTCTAATATCTGAACGGGGATATTTTACTTCAAATATACAAACGTCTACACTTGGATACAAAACTCCCGACCTAATCGCATTTTGGATGGGATAAACTATTCCGCTATATCCGAGATTTGTATCAATTTCGTTATTAAATGTAATGGATGCGATGCTCTGAACTCCCTCTATTTTATCAAGTTCCGATGTAATTTTACCAATAATAATCGGGGCATTAACTTGCATTTTATCGTTATCAAATAATTCAATGGCCTTATTCAATACTCGCAAATTAATTTCATTGGAATTTTCTCCCGGATAAGTAATAATTTCAATATCTATCGATATATTGATAATAAAAATATCTTGAATATTCAACGAATCAGATAATATACGATATTGCCTCAAATATTGGCGCAAATTTTCTTTCACGGCTTCATTACAAGTAACAAAATTTTTATTTGCGTCATAAGAAAGAACATAAAGGTTCAATGCAAACGGATTAGGAATTCGGGAATCATCCCAATTTGCAAGTTGGGTATCATTTTCAACGTATGCTTTACAAACACTTCCAAACTTGGCTGGCATTGTGAAGCATCTTAGAATATAATCTTCCTTTGTAACGGCTCTATTTTGGGCTGCAAAGTTAGCAAGAGCCTCTTGACGTATATTTTCAAGTGGTTTACGGTTTAATCCCCCGTAGGCTCCATTTGGATTGTTTACAGTTAAGGAATCAACTATTGTTTGATAAACAGTTTGGTCGACAATATCAAATGGATTTGCAATGGTATTTGAAACGATTCTCGTTAGGGTATTTGCATTGACGTTTTCAGCCAAACCATTTGAAGTGGAATATTGGATTGTTAAAGTTGTATTTTGAGGTGCTGAACCATACGTTTTCGTATATAGGAAATTCATCGGATCGATTGATAAATCTCCAACTCTTTCAAAATAATCTAACCCTAACCCAACATTCATTGGATTTGGAAGTATTTCTTCATCAGCCTCCGAACTCATACCTCCGCCAAATTGAATTTCCAAGAAATCATCTTTACGAAGTCGTGTTACAAACCTATGTTCCGTTTGCTTGTAGGCAAGAATATATGGAGTCGAATCCCTATATTGACTTAGAACTTGGTCGTTATAAGGCGTATTTCTAATTGCTACTGGAATTGTATCTTGTGCTAAATAAGGAACCTCAGTCCAAACGTTATTATCTGAATCCCTAACTGATACAATTTCAGTTATATTGGTTTCAGGAATGACAATTTTATCGTATTGCTTGGGTTCAGTAAACGAAAAAGTTCTTGTTTGGATTTGACCTGAAACTGCTTTAACCTTTTTCTTCAAAAGATAATATTCAATTTCACCTGTTGGAAGAACTGAATAGGCGGTTACCGTAGTTGGGTCATAACTTGAACTATATCTAAAATCGACTGCATCCTTGGTGTAAAAGTAAATTGCGTCAGTATCAGTTGTACTAACCTGCATTTGAGGTTCAATGTAAAGAGCATATCTAAAATCAGGTTTAGTTGCATTACCTGAACCTACACTTGGAACCAATTGAAATACTTCCAATTCAACGCTTGCGGGGACGGTTGTTCTTGGTTTATAACCTAAACTTTGAGCCAAATTCAATAAGTTGACTCTTTCTTCCGCATGGTACAAAAGCGATTCCGCTAATTGAACATCCGTATAAAAGGAAAGACTATCTCCTATATAGGAAACAGCCTCAATCAACCCCATTTGAGGACTTGATTCATTAAAATCGCCGAATTGATCGGGGAAGTATGTTTTTAAGAAATTTACCAACGCAAGTCTGTTTTGAGCAAAATCACGCTGGATGTATTTAACTTCCCGTTTATAATTGTTTCCTACATTTGCCAAGTTTTATTCCTACCAATATTTTGTAACCCAAGTTTTTCCATTATCTTTACTATATAATTTTGCACTATACCCATTTGAACCTGACGGATGTTCGTATTTGTAATCCAAAACTAATTCAAAAATTGAACGTTTTGGATGCCATCCTCCCCTCGCTCTTAAACTCATTTTTTCAATTGCGGGTGCAAATAATCCCAACGTATTTGGGTCAATATCAATAGTTTTAATATCATGATACTGACCGTCTTCTGGGATTGAATTTACATTTACTCCGAGTTTTTTTACAAAGTCAGAATATTTACGAGATTCAGTTAAAACTTGTTTAATCATTTCTGTTAGTTTTTTTTTTGTTCATGTTTTTTACTCCACAAAGGTAAAAGGTTTAAAAATATTATCCAAATTCATTAACACTTGGTTAACTTATTCGACTATATAACTAACTCTTTCTTGATTTTGAAAAGAATAGTTTGTTTGATATTTATCATCCGTTTCATAATATGTTTTCCCTTCAACGGAATATAGATTACTATCTATAATATATCCCGGATTTGATGTTATTCGATTTTCAGTAAATGCTCGATCTTTCCAAACTATCCTATTGTTAGGATATGCAAAGAAATTTCCGTCATCAACTTTGAATATATGAGCGCATTTATGTTCCGCAGTTTCTGCAAAAGAAACATTTGTCATCATATTATTTTCATGCGCCCAGTCTATCGTAAATAAGTATTCACCGGAATACTTTTTATTACTAATTGACAATAGATCAGCACTTAAACCTTGAAGTCTATGTCTAATGTTTACATCAATGTAATAACTGAAACAGTCCCAGTATATATGTTCTTCAAGAGAATGAACCGGAGCATCTTCTTTCCAGCAAAACGATGTAATTGGTCGTCTTGTCCAGTTGACACCATTTTCAAGAAAAACTTCAAAAAGAAGAGTTCTTGATTCTATACTTGCGACAGAATGAGCATTGCATTTTGTAAACTCACCATGTCCTTTGGTGTGATTGTACAAATATTCATTTCTGAAAAAACAGTCAATGACCGGGATGTTTGAATTTAAATAAGGCATTTATTACTCAATTATATAACTAACTCTTCCCTGATTTTGAAAAAGAGTTATTTGTTTATTTGCGCCAGATTCAGTAACCGAAAATGTTATGATGATCTGGATTGAATTTTCACTATCAGTTCCACCATTTCCAACACCACGAGCGGATTCTAAAACTTGAATATTATGATTTCTAATATAAGGAAGCCAAATGGCTGCTTGTTGATAAATTTCAAATTCGATTTCCGACCTCAACGCCAAAGTATTTGGTTGGAATAATCTAAATTGAAGTCCTATACCATAATTAGGCTGCATATAACGCTCACCTTTTTTGGTTAGCAACAAATTAATATAATTGGTAACGGCTTGTTCTTCTGTTGACCTTGACATATTAAAAAAGCCACCATTCGATGTTCCATTGCCGTTTGTCGGAAACTTGATTCCTACAAATCCGCTGTCAACCTGATCTTCTGGATAATATTTTACTGGCAAAGGTTATATTTCCTTATATATTTGAATACATTCCTGATAGTATTTTTTGCTGCGCTTGTGTACCAAAACATTCAATTTTTTTCGCATATAATAGTTTTACATAATGATTTCTATTCATGATTCCATTGGTATCAAATAACACAAATCCATCTATTTTAGAATATTTTTTAGATAATTTAATATAGAGTTGGTGGACAAAATGACGACCTTTGGTATAATAAAATCGTTTATTTATATAATCTGCGACGGATTCTATATAAACCACTCGATCCAATTGGTTTTGTATGCAATCAATATTCATATCTAAAATTTTACAAGTTCTTGTGATAAAAATTTGAATTTTTTATCTGTTTTAATCGTGGATGCTATTTTTTTAACATCGGATGCTCCAACAAACATTGAAGTGGTATAACCAAACCAAAACATAACATTGTTATTTAAGCTATTTATCTGGTACTTAAACCATGTATCACCATGTTTTGGGTGAACAAAGTTTATTTTAACAATGTGTTCTACTGATGGCTTTATGAATTTCATTTTTCAAGTTGTTTTTGAAAGTAGGTTTGGAAATATGTTTGCACCGTTTTTTGAAATTTACTTTTTATTTTTGAGTCGTTCAAATTTAAAAAGTTAATTCCTTTCTGGTTCAATTCAAAATAAACATTTGGACGTTTATAAGTAAGAGATACAAACGAATGGTGAAGCCCCTCGACATTTATCTGATCCAACTGTTTATTCAACCCAATGATACCAATAACTTCTGCTCGTGGTAACATTCTTATAATAGAAGAATCAGTAGTTTCAAAAACTGGAAAGGTCATTGATGTCTGAGTTGCTTCTAATAAATTTTCCATGATCATTTGCTTTAAAAGTTTAATCTTCATTCTTTTTGTTCCCCAAAGGTAAATGTTATTTTTATATTTCCAAAGTCATTAACAACTTATTATGA